AACCCTGTTGTAGCATTTCCTGGATCAGGTCCTATACTGTTTGGAGACAAGACTGCTCTTGCTTCTCCATCTGCATTTGATCGTATCAATGTTAGACGTCTCTTCCTTAATATTGAGAAGAGAGCAAGACTACTTGCAGAGGGTGTGTTGTTTGAACAGAACGATGTAGTAACTCGTTCAAGTTTCAACGCTGCACTTAGTGGATATCTAAGTGAAGTTCAAGCACGTAGAGGAGTTACAGACTACTTAGTTGTTTGTGACGACACTAACAATACTGCTGAGATTATAGATAGGAATGAGTTTGTCGCAGAAATATTTGTGAAACCAACTCGTTCTATCAATTATGTAACTGTGACTGTTACAGCAACGAAGACAGGAGTTTCATTCTCCGAAGTCGTTGGTAGATAATTAAACAAAAGGTAAAAACAAATGGCAACTAACAACGTATCTTCGTTCCTCCAAGTTATTGGTCAAGGCGTTAAGCCTAATATGTTCACAGTGGACATACAATTTCCTGGTGGATTCAGTGATGCAACTATCAATGATCTAGCAGGAGGAGATCTAGCATCTGATGGTGCTGGTGCTCTTATGGGTAAAGAACTAACTTCAGTTCTTTGTAAATCTGCTGCACTACCAGGATCAAACTTAGGTGTAATCGAAGTTCCTTTTAGAGGTAGAACAGTTAAAATCGCTGGTGATCGCACCTTCGATACATGGACTGCTACATTCTTTAACGATAAGAACTTCAAAATCCGTGCTCTATTTGAGTCATGGGCAAATGAAATCAATACTCACGCTGGTAACTCTGCTGAGAGATTCCTTCCTGATAATGGTGGAGATGGTTATATGGCAAATCTATTTGTCACACAACTAGAAAAAGATGACACAGTTGGTGGTTCTGCAATCAGAACATATCAATTACATCATTGCTTCCCAACTAATGTTTCTCAGATTGATCTTGCATATGATAGCAACGATCAGATTGAAGAATTTACTGTTGAATGGCAGTACGCATACTTCACTGCAGAGAAAGCAAAGGGCGGATCACAAGCACCAGCATCAAGTAGAACTGACATCGCTAGTGGAAAAGTCATATAATTAACTCTGCTAAATATAAGTAAGAGCACTATTATGACTAGGTAGATGAGTCAATTATTTGGTTTCCAAATACAACGTAAGGAGGGAAAGAAGGGTCAGTCCCCTGTCCCTCCTAATGCTGAGGAGTCGATTGCGGTAGCAGCTGGCGGTTATTATGGAACATATGTAGATACGGATAATCAAGCTCGTAATGAATTTGAGATGATCCGTCGTTATCGTGATATGGCATTGCATCCAGAAGTGGACAGTGCGGTTGACGAAGTTGTAAACGAATTTGTCGTGAGTGATGCTCACGATACACCAGTAGAAATAAATCTAGATAATCTAGATGCTGGTATGGGTATTAAGAAAAAGATTAGAGACGAGTTTGAATATATTAAAAGACTTTTAAACTTTGACAATCGAGCACATGAGATTGTTAGATCTTGGTACATTGATGGACGTTTATATTATCATAAGGTAATAGATTTAGAGAACCCAAAGAAGGGTATTACTGAACTTCGTTATATTGATCCTATGAAGATCAAGAAGGTCAGACAAAAATTAGACAACAAACCGAAAGATTCTCTAGGAAAGCAAGCAATTAAAGGCACTGCACTTGAGTATGAATACGGAACATTTATAGACTATTATCTTTATAATCCAAAAGGTTTTTATAAAGGTGGAGTTTTAGGACCTATTGGAGACATGTCATTGTCTCAAGGTGTAAAGATGGCAACAGATTCTATTACATTCTGTCCATCTGGTCTACAAGATTTAAACAAGAGAATGACTCTTGGTTTCCTACACAAGGCAATTAAGGCAATCAATCAACTTAGAATGATTGAAGACTCTCTAGTTATATACAGACTTTCTCGTGCACCAGAGCGTAGAATATTCTATATTGATGTAGGTAATCTACCAAAGGTAAAAGCGGAACAATATCTCCGTGACGTCATGGCACGTTATCGTAACAAGTTGGTTTACGATTCCAGTACTGGAGAGATGCGTGACGACAAAAAGCACATGAGTATGCTAGAAGATTTCTGGTTACCACGTAGAGAAGGTGGTAGAGGAACTGAAATTACTACATTGCCAGGTGGTCAAAACCTAGGTGAACTCAAGGATGTTGAGTATTTTAAAAAGAAACTATTTAATAGTTTAAACTTACCTCCTTCTCGTCTTACTGACGATAACAAAGGATTTAATATTGGTAAGACAACCGAGGTTCTGCGTGACGAACTTAAGTTCACTAAGTTTATTGGTCGTCTCCGCAAGAGGTTTAGTGAAATATTCATGGACTTCCTCAAAACTCAACTCATTCTAAAGGGAGTGATTGCTCCAGAAGATTGGGAAGATATGAAGGAGCACATCCAATATGACTTCCTATTTGATAATCACTTCAATGAATTAAAAAACATTGAGATGATGAATCAACGCATAGCAACTGTAACTCAAATGGATCCGTTTGTTGGTAAGTATTTCTCTATAGAACATGTTCGTAAAGAGATCCTTGGTCAAACTAATAACGAACTTAGAGAGTTAGACAAGCAAATGCAGAAGGAAATTGATTCTGGTTTAGTAATGTCTCCACAAGATGTCAATTCATTTGACACTATGGATCGTCAGAATACTGCTTTCCAACCTGAGATTCAAGCACAACAAGCTGATGATGCACAGGAAAGAGAGTTAGAAAAAATGAAGAAAGCGGCTAGTTCCGCACCTAAACCTGTCAATAATAATAAATAACATATACTACAAATAAATTATGTCTGAAAACACAGATGCTAATAAAGATCTTGGTGCTGTAGATATCGTTAACAAGATTGACGATAACCAGAGAGCAACTGCTATAGATGCAATCCACGACTTATTATTTGGCAAAGCTTCTCAAGCAATGGCAGATTACAAGAAGGTGGTTGCTAACACATTCTTTGATGAACCAACAGATACAGAGATACCGAACAATGAAACTGATAACGGAACAGATTGAAAACGTTAAAATCCTTACAGAGGAAAAGAACGGAAAGAAACTCCTTTATATTGAAGGGGTATTTCTTCAGTCTGAATTGAAGAACCGTAATGGTCGCATGTATCCCTTTAGTGTCCTCGAACGTGAAGTTGGAAGATACAACGAGGAGTATGTAAAATCAAAACGTGCTCTTGGTGAACTTGGTCATCCTGATGGACCTACTATCAATCTTGATAGAGTGTCTCATAGAATAACAAGTCTTCGTGCAGAAGGTAATAACTTTATCGGTAAGGCACAAATACTTGATACACCTATGGGTAACATTGCAAAGAGTCTTTTAGGTGAAGGTGTTCAACTTGGTGTTTCATCCCGTGGTATGGGAAGCATCGACCAGAAAGAAGATTGTAACGTAGTACGTGACGACTTCATGCTAACAACTGCTGCTGATATAGTAGCAGATCCCTCCGCACCTGATGCTTTTGTGAATGGCATCATGGAAGGAAAGGAGTGGATATGGGACAACGGACTTCTAAAGGAGAGGGAAGTTGCTAAATACCAAAGGATTATGAGCGACGCAAGTCGTCATGATATGGAGGAAAAAACGCTCTCAGTTTTTGAGCATTTCCTTTCAAATCTTTGATTCTATAAATAATTCATATCACTATACGGAAAATTATTAAGGTAAACTCTAATGTCAGATAAACTTAACGAAAAATTTGAAGAGTTTGCTACCGAGCAGAAAGTGACTATCGTGGAAGGCGACCCTATGCCGACTGTTTCCGCAAACGTCATCCCAGGCACAGGTAGCGAACCATCAAAGGTTTCTGATGCACAAACATCTAATAGCAGCGGAGGAGATCCGATGCCTACAGTAGATGCTGGTAAATCATATGGTCAATCTGCTCCCGCAGATTTAGGTGGAACATCTACAACTCCGAATGGAGATGATGTAGATGGTGCAGATAATCCTGGTGCTAAGGCAGCCGCTCCTGTTGGAGATGCTTCTAACGATGGAACTGCTCAGACATCAAATAAAAATGATGCTGGAGATATGGGTAAACAACCTACAGTTGGTGCTGATGCAGCATATGCAACTACTACTGGTGCACAAGTTACCTATCCAATCAAACCATCATATGAGGACCTTGATGTTTCCGATGATGTAAACGCCCTATTAGAGGGAACAGAACTCTCAAAAGAGTTTGCTGAGAAAGCGAAGACTATCTTTGAAGCCGCTATCAAAGCAAAAATCTCTTCAGAGTACGACAAGCTTGTAGAACACTTTGCTACAGAACTCGAAAAGCAGGTAAATGCTGCTAAGGCAGATCTTTCCGAGGAAGTAAATGGCACAGTTAACTACGCCGTAGGTCAATGGATGGAGCAAAATCAAGTTGCTGTTGACCGTGGTATAAGAAATGAGATAACCGAAGACTTCATTGCAGGTCTTAAGGGTCTCTTCGAGGAGCACTACATTTCTATCCCAGACGATAAAGTCGATGTGGTAGAAGGTATGGCTGACTCAATTCGTGAAATGGAAACCCGCCTTGACGAACAGGTCAAAGCAAATGTGAAATTACAAAAACGTCTTAACGAGACTGCTAAACTCAATGTTCTGAACACTGTTTCAGAAGGACTCGCAGATACTCAGAAGGACAAACTCGCTGCACTCGCCGAGGGTGTTGAGTTTACAACCGAGCAGGAATTCTCTAAGAAAGTGAAAACTATCAAAGAGTCTTACTTCAAGGAAAAAACTGTAACACAAAGTGACGTTGCAGACGAAACTCCAGTAGAAGATGCTGCAGAGGTAACACCAGCAATGGCACAGTACCTTGATGCAATGAATCGTTGGGGTCAATAAATTATAAATCTATTTTTCTTAAAAGAGCAAAATGTTTAACTCAAAAGCTCTAACAGAGAAGTGGTCACCTGTTCTAAGTCATGAAGGTGCTGGCACCATCAAAGACAATTATAGAAAGGCTGTAACCGCTGTTCTGTTAGAAAACACAGAGGCACAGATAAGAGAAGAACGTGGAATGATCAATGAAGCATCCAACACAGTTGGTGCCATTGGCGGAAGCGGTCTTTCTGGAAGTGGTCTCACCACAAACACAGGTGGTCTAGCTGGTTTCGACCCAGTGATGATTAGCCTCATCCGTCGTGCTATGCCTAACTTAGTAGCATACGACATCTGTGGCGTTCAACCAATGAGTGGTCCTACAGGACTAATCTTTGCGATGAAGTCACACTATCAGCAAAATGGTTCCGCACTAAGAGCAGGAAACGAAGCTCTATACAATGAAGCGGATACAAACTTCTCTGGTAACACACAAGGACCTGCAGCATTCAACGATCCAGTTTCTCCTCTTGGAGACGGTGGTACAACTGATGCTAACCCAGGTTTACTTAACGATGCTACTGGTGGTGGTACAACTGCTGGTAATTACGAGCGTACTGCTGGTAATATCGCTAGAGAAGATGCTGAAGTTCTAGGATCTGGATCTACTCTCTTTAACGAGATGAGTTTCAGTATAGAGAAAACTTCTGTTACTGCTAAAACAAGAGCACTAAAGGCAGAGTACACTCTAGAACTAGCACAAGACTTGAAAGCAATTCACGGTCTTGATGCAGAGCAGGAACTTGCTAACTTACTATCAAGTGAGATCCTTGCTGAAATCAACCGTGAGGTTGTTAGAACTGTTTATACAGTTGCTAAGTCAGGTGCACAAAACAACGTTGCTAACGCTGGTGTATTTGATCTAGACGTAGATAGTAATGGAAGATGGTCAGTTGAGAAATTCAAAGGACTGATGTTCCAAATAGAAAGAGATGCTAACGCAATCGCACAGCAAACTCGTAGAGGAAAGGGTAACTTCATCATCACATCTGCTGATGTTGCATCTGCTCTTGCTATGTCAGGTACTCTTGACTACTCTTCTGGTCTTCAAGGTGCTGGTGGACCTTCCATCGGTGAAGTTGATGACACAGGAAATCTACTTGTGGGTACAATGAACGGTAGAATCAAGGTCTTCGTTGATCCTTATTCAGCAAACGTTTCTAACACTCACTACTATGTTGTAGGATACAAAGGTACTTCACCTTACGATTCTGGATTATTCTATTGTCCTTACGTGCCCCTACAGATGTTAAGAAGCATCGACCCATCTACCTTCCAACCAAAAATTGGTTTCAAGACTAGATACGGTATGGTTGCTAACCCATTTGTTGTTAAAGCTAACGGTACTCCTGATGCTGAAGCATTAGGTCATGGTCTTAACCAGTACTACAGAAGAGTTAGAGTTGCTAACTTAACTTAATCCCAAAAAATGGTAATGCGTGTTACCAAATTTTGAGAAAACCCCCCACATTGTGAGGGAATACATACAGGGATCCCACAGGATCCCTTTTTTTATGTTTAAATAGTATTACATTGATACACTTGACAATGGAAAAATCATCTGTCATACTGTTATTATGCTTATCACCTCTTGCAGTGATATTTGTAGTGATCAAAATTGTCGTGTGGTTGTCTGAAACAACAAGATTTAATTCTGAGACAGACAAACTAAAACGAATGCAACATGGTCCTTACATTGTATGGGATCCTGACGAGGAAGATGATGAAAAAAATTAAACACTATCTAGATACGAACATGGTATTATCCAGATATGGTAGAGATTTAATCTCACCTAAGAAAAAAGAAATAAAGAAACCAACTAAAGTTGCTATAACTAAAAAGCAAACTATGGTCAGCAAAGAAGAAGCGGAAAAAATGATTGAGTTTGCAATCAATCAACACAACAGAAATGCTGGACAGATTAGTATGGTTCTTGGATTCGCATTTATGGCACTGTTCGCCGATGGTCTGTTTAGAACTCTAGGATTAATTCCTCCTTTTATGGGAATTGATGTAAGTATCGTGCAACAAGTAGTTGAAAAAATAAGAGATGAGGTAGTTACTCAAATCTAAAATGATGACTGAGGAAAGTATGAGATTTTTGTGGAATAGAATTAAGATAATGAAGAAGGAAGAGGTTGCTCAAAAGATAGAGACTACTATTAAAGAGTACTACGACAGTAAAAATATGCCTGTCCCTCTTTGGAAGACAGAAAAGAATCCAAAATGGTGGATAGATTACTTAGTTGAATTAGGAATAGATCCTAACAACCCATAAATACTAAGTAGTCGGAATATTAACATGCCTTTAGGCGGAGCAGATTGGTACAAAGAACAACCAACTAATAGGAATTTTTTAAATCCTATTGGTTTTATCCTTGAACTCGAAAAGTTTGCGGGTGTAGATTTCTTCTGTCAATCAGCAAACCTTCCTGACATAACTATGCCTAGTACTCAGGTAGCAAGTCAATTTAGAAACTTGCCTATTATACCTGGTGGAGGAGTGGAGTTTGGTGATCTTTCAGTGACCTTTATTGTAGATGAAGATTTAAAGAACTACAATAGTATATACAAATGGATGCGTGACAACGGTAATGCAGATCAGATGGCACGTGAGACACCAGAGAAAGACATATTCTCTAATGGACAATTATTAATTACTACCAGTGCATACAACCCTGCATTTGTAGTAGACTTTCAAAATTTATTCCCTGTAGCACTGACAAATTTGCAATTTGATGCTACAATAGGAGATGTAGAGTACATTACTGCACAGGTTACATTTAAACATCAGCAGTTCTTCCTACGTGATAAAACATTTAAGAAAATATGAATTTTGATTCTCTTCATAATAAATTTCAAAAACTTAGAGAAGAATGGGCAGAAGATAGTCATGTAGACTTTCAATTTAAGAACAAACAATATAGTGCTGACTTAGGACAACTTGCATTAGACATACCTTTCCAACACAATAAATACTTAAACCATTACACTGACATATCTCAAATAAAAACTTCTCTAGAGTTTGAAATTCGTAAATTAGTAAAGGAAAAACGTGAATACTATTCTGGTGAAGCAGATGCAAAGACGTATGCTGCTAAACCATTTGGATCTCATATAAAGACAACTGAAAAGATGAAGGTCTACATAGAGTCTGATGATGAAATCATCAACCTAGAAGCAAAGATCAAGTATCTAGAACAGATGATGTACTTCATAGATCATGTTATGAAGCAAATATCAAATAGAGGTTTTCAAGTAAAGAGTGCCATTGAGTGGGAAAAGTTTGTTAATGGACAATAATGACACATCTTACTGTAAAGAAAAAGAATGAAGTTTACATAACTATTCATTCTGATGAGGAGTATGTCCATAGAGAATTGGCAGACTACTTCACATTTGAAGTACCAGAAGCAAAATTTTTAAAAAAGAATCCCAGATACAAATACTGGGATGGAACCATACGTCTATACTCCCCTGCTACAGGAGATTTGTATCACGGACTATTAGATCATCTACAGATATGGGCAGCAGAAAAACAATACATTGTAGAGTATGAAAAGAATGATTGGTATGGAGATATAAGTGTTGACAATAATTTAGTCTCATTACCAGCAGTAAAAAATTACATGAAAAAAATCTCTAAGATAGAACCTAGAGATTATCAATACCATGCGGTATATGAAGCAATAAAGAATAACCGTAAGCTACTTCTTTCTCCTACTGGATCTGGCAAATCCCTTATGATCTACGCCCTCGTCAGATACTACACTGCTACCAGCAAGAAAACGTTGATCATCGTCCCTACTACTTCTTTGGTTGAGCAGATGGTCAATGACTTTAAGGAGTATGGTTGGGGTGCGGACGCTCATGTTCATAAAATTTATAGTGGTAAAGATAAAAATACAGACAAACCTATTATAATATCAACTTGGCAATCTATCTACAAATTTCCTAAAAGATATTTTGATGATATAGATTGTGTGATTGGTGATGAAGCACATCTCTTTAAGTCAAAGTCATTGACAGGTATCATGACTAAGTTACACAATGCCAAGTATAGGTTTGGATTTACTGGTACATTAGATGGGAGTAAGACTCACAAGTGGGTACTAGAAGGTTTGTTTGGCAAGTGTGAACAAGTAACAAAAACAGATGATTTAATAAAGGGTGGTTACTTATCTAAGTTTAGGATAAAAGTCCTACTTTGTAAACATGCTCCTCAGCATTTCGAGACATATCAAGATGAAATAGAATATCTCGTAGAGCATAAGGGTAGAAATAACCTCATCAAAAATCTAGTTAAAGATATAGATGGTAACACCCTAGTACTATTTAACTACGTAGAAAAACATGGTACACCATTATACGAATTAATAAATAGTAATGTGGATTCCTCACGCAAAGTATTTTTTGTGTATGGAGGAACTGACGTAGAAGATCGAGAAGAAGTACGTAAACTAACAGAGAGTGAATCCAATGCTATCATCGTTGCCTCTTACGGCACCTTCTCAACTGGAATTAACATTAAACGTCTTCACAATATCATATTCGCCTCGCCCTCTAAATCCAGAATTAGAAATCTACAATCAATCGGTAGAGTCCTTAGGAAAGGAGAAGGTAAGGACATAGCAACGTTGTATGACATTGCAGATGACATTGGTGGTCAGAACTACACGTTGAAACATTTGAATGAAAGAGTAAACATATACAATACTGAAAACTTTAAGTATGAAGTTATAAGAGTCAACCTTAGAGCAAACTAATATGAAAGATGAAGAATTCTTTTCAACTATAAAGATAATAACTGGCGAAGAAATAGTAGCAAAAGTTATCTATCTTGAAGATGAAGATAAAGTCCTACTAGAAAACCCTCTCATTGTCGAAGTAGCTAGGACAAGGAAGGGTGCACTTGAGATATCTGGGTTCGCTTTTAAAGAATGGTTGAGTGCCACGTTCGATGATATATTTGTTATGAAAAGAGATCACATTATAACAATGTCTGAAATAGATCCTCACATTAAAGAATTCTATGAGAAGACTCTAGAAAGAATGAAGAACGGTAAGACCTTAGCGAACACTGCAGACAAACTACCTAGGAAGTCTGGTTACATCGGGTCGGTGTCCAAAATGAAACAGTCTTTAGAAGACATATTTAAAAAGAGCTAAGATCATCCTTAAACCCGCTACACGGTTAGTGTACTGGTAAAATAACTATTTGTCAAGTCCCCTTTACAAAAGAAATTTTATTTGCTATACTATGTACATCCTACAACGCAGTAATGAAAAGAAAAAAGACTGAGTATTATGTAAATAACAAAGAATTCCTTGCTGCGATAACAGACTATCGTGAGAAAGTTCATGCAGCTGCAGAAGCGGGCGAAGCACGTCCTAGAGTAAATAATTATATTGGATCTTGTTTTTTAAAAATAGCAACACACCTGTCATACAAACCAAACTTCGTAAACTATATGTTTAGAGAGGATATGATTTGTGATGGTATAGAAAACTGTTTACAATACATTGATAACTTTAATCCAGAAAAATCTAAGAACCCTTTTGCTTATTTTACACAGATTATATACTATGCTTTCTTAAGACGTATACAAAAAGAAAAGAAGCAA